GCCCGTGAGTTCCCGCGTACTAGGTAAATATTTCGATGAAAGGAGCCAAAACCAATGGACCAAAAAAGAGTAGACTACCTCAGAGGCCTGTTATCGAGCAAAAGAAACAGAGTTAATCTGAGATATAAGTACTACGAAATGAAGCAACAGATTGTTTATCTAAGAGGTGCAATCCCAACAGAAATGACATGGATGCGATCAACAATGTCATGGTGTGCGACCGCAGTCGATACACTGGCGGACCGATTGAAAGTCCGAGGATTCGAGAACGATGTATTAGGAATGTCGGAAATATTCGAAATGAATAATGCTGATATCCTATACGATTCGGCAATTCACGGAGCATTAGTTTCATCGTGTGATTTCATTTACATTTCGAATGATGAAGACGGATATCCGAAGCTTCAGGTAATACCTGGCTTTAATGCGACGGGTGTAATTGATACGATTACGTCTCTGTTAAAAGAAGGGTACGCAATCCTTGCGGTTGACGAATTAGGGATTCCAACATTAGAGGCTTACTTCTTACCTGGCGAGACATGGTATATCGAGAATGGAAAACCTGACAGATGTGTGAAAAATAACGTTCCATATCCTCTGCTGGTTCCTGTCATTTATAGACCTGATGCTAAGCGACCGTTCGGACACTCAAAGATATCAAGAGCATGTATGGACTACACACAAAGCGCCATGCGTACGCTGTTACGTTCCGAAGTCGCTGCCGAATTCTACAGCTTTCCGCAGAAATATGTATTAGGTACTGACCCAGATCAAGAACGCCTTGAAAAGTGGAGAGCGACGATTTCAAGCATGCTCGAAATCACGAAAGACGGAGACGGAGACAAGCCGACCGTTGGACAGTTCAGCCAACAGTCGATGACTCCGTACAACGAACAGCTTCGAATGATTGCAGGTCAATTTGCTGGAGCGACAGGGCTAACGTTAGATGATTTAGGATTCAGCACAGACAACCCTGCCAGTGCCGAAGCTATTAAAGCATCTCATGAACATCTGAGGCTGGATGCACGAAAAGCCCAGGCTGGATTTAGTGTTGCCTTCAAAAACGCTGGTTATCTTGCGTGTTGCCTAAGAGAAAACAAAGGATATCCGAGAAGTATTCTCAGAAATACAAAAGTGCGCTGGTATCCAATTTTTGAACCAGACGCATCTATGCTATCGCTCATTGGTGACGGTGTGATCAAGCTCAATCAAGGTTTACCGAACTATATCACGGCAAGAGACTTGAACGACTTGACCGGTCTTGAAGGCGAAGAAGAAGAAACGGCCTTCATGCAAGATTTACAGGCTTTAGCTGACGAAGAAGAGGATGTCCCTAATGAGTGACATCTCCCCAGATATTCTTGAGAGCATCCGAAGGGAATTCATCCGACTTTTTAACGATGATCCACAGCTCGCTTCACTTTACGCAAAAATTCAGAGTGGAAAGGCTACCTATATCGATGCTTATGCATTCGCCAGAGTATTAGGCGACCTCTTGTCTATAGCTTTAAGCCACAACATCACAGAGGATATATTGCCGGATGGCAAATTGTACTGGAATATCGCCAAAAGCGTTATAGAACCTTTTCTATCCGACGGTTACAGAATTATGGTTGATTTCAATTCTGCCGTTCAAGAAATTCTGAATGTGTCCTCGGATGTAAAGTTGCAGGTCATCGTTCCGAAACTTAATGTTGACAAGGTGGACGGGATCATAACGAAGCTATCCAATGCAGACAACTTCCGAGAGGTCCAGTGGCTTTTAGCTGACCCGTCGTATATGCAGAATTTCTGCAATTCGATCGTAGATGATTTCGTTCGAGAAAATGCAGATTTCCAATATCAATCTGGATACAATCCAGTTATTATCCGAGTCATGCATGGCAAAGGGTGCGACTGGTGCAGAAATTTGGCTGGAACCTACGACTATCGGAAAGGTGTAGACAGGACGATATTCAAGCGCCATCGAGGATGCGCATGCATTGTAGAGTATAAATGTGGCAAGTTCTCGCAGAACGTCTACAACAAGCGATTGATGGATTCGTCCGGTAAAGAGTTAACAAGGAAACAACTGGAAGCGATGGATGTATCCACGCTAACCACGAAAGAAGCAAGAGCACGTCAGCTAGCCATCACTGCGATGGAGAACCAGGAGAACCGTGCGCAACGTGAGAGATTGATACAGACTCTCATGGAAAGAGAGAACGTCGACCATCGAACGGCGTCGATTCGATTTACAAGAAGATTAAACGGAAATTCATAAGGAGGTAGGAGTTATGCCAAGAGAAGCTAGGCAGACTCCCACTTCCGCGTATATTATCCCTTACGAACAGACCAAAGGAGAAGAAGCTATAGAGATCTACAACCGATGTGGCCGAAAGGCGCGACCTTGGCAGGAACTTCTCCTTTACGACATTATGGCTGTCGATAAAGATGGGCTCTGGATTCATTCGAAATTTGGTTACTCACTACCACGCCGAAATGGGAAAACTGAGGATGTTATGATGCGGTTGATTTACGCATTAATGCACGATGAAAGAGCACTTTATACAGCACACAAGACTACAACCTCTCACTCGACTTGGGAAAAAGTCACACAGCTTTTATCCAAGTCGGGATGGGTGGAAGGTGAAGACTACAAGACAACAAAACAGTTCGGTCTTGAAACTGTAACAGCCATCAAAGGCGACGGAGTTCTAAATTTTAGAACACGAACATCAAAAGGCGGACTCGGTGAAGGCTATGACTTATTGATCATAGACGAAGCACAAGAGTATACGGTTGACCAGGAATCAGCTTTGCAGTACACGGTTACGGATTCGCAGAATCCTCAGACAATTCTGTTAGGTACTCCGCCGACCGCAGTATCATCCGGCACCGTATTCGAAAGCTTGAGGTATTCAACTCTTCGAGGTGCTGAAAAGTATACCGGATGGGCTGAATGGGGCAAAGAACACAAGATGGATGTCGGCCCTGATTGCGATATGGATACATTGGTAGATGCATGGTATGAGACAAACCCATCCTTAGGACATGGACTATCTGAAAGAGCTTTATGGCAGGAATCCAGGGCGAACGAAATCGACTATAACATTCAGCGCTTAGGTGTATGGTTCAGATACAATCAGAAATCTGAGATCTCAAGAGAAGAATGGGAATCTTTAAAAGTTGACGGTGTTCCGCAGCTCGTCGGTAAATTGCACGTCGGTATCAAGTACGGACACGACAGCGAAAATGTAGCGCTGTCGGTTGCGGTCCGAATGGCCAACGGAAATGTATTCGTTGAATGTATCGACTGCAGACCTGTTAGAGATGGAAACAGTTGGATACTGGTACTTTTGAAAAAACTCGATGTTGCCGAAATCGTAATTGACGGGGCATCCGGTCAAAGACTGTTAGAAGCAGACCTCAAGGAAGAAGGCTTTAAGAAGGTAAAACTTCCGAAAGTTGCGGAGCTGATCAATGCCAATTCGCTGTTTGAGCAGAATCTTCATTCCATCCGCCATAGTAATCAGCCTTCGCTTACACAGGTCGTATCGAACTGTGAAAAAAGAGCGATAGGCTCACAGGGCGGTTTCGGATTTAAGTCGTTATTAAAAGGTGCCGATATCTCTTTAATGGATTCGATGATATTGGCATTTTGGTCATGTTCACAAGGGAAATCAAAAAAGGAACAACAAGCTAGTTATTAAAGAGCACACGTTTATCGTGTGCTTTTTTAATAAAAAATTTACGCGGACCACATGCGGAAAAGTGGGGAAAGGAATTTTATGCCATTTAAACCAATTGAAACACAGGAAGAATTTGACGCTTTGATCAAAGACCGCTTAGCAAAGCAGAAAACTAAATTCGAAGAAGAAAAAGCGGAGATCTTAAAGAAATATGAGGGTTACTTATCACCTGAGGATGTCGAGAAAGCGAAATCATCCTACGAAGATAAGGTTACAGCGCTCAATACTTCCATCTCTGAAAGAGACGAAAAAGAGAAAGCTTTACAGGCTCAGCTTGATGAGGCAAACGCCAAGAATTCCCAATATGAAGCCAGCGCCTTGAAAATGCGTGTTGCTTTATCCAACGGAATTCCTTACGAGCTGGCAGACCGATTAAACGGCACGACAGAGGAAGAGCTGACCGCCGATGCCAAACAGATGGCCTCTTTATTTGGCTCGTCTCAGACTACTCAGACCACGCCCGAATATACTCCATCAAATGGAGATACAGACGGCGTGACACAAGCTTTCAAAAAGCTTAATCCAACACTAAAAATTTAAAGAAAGGAGAGCATTATGGCTCACACATTACAGGAAAGATACTCCGAATTAGTATTAGCAAAATTACGTCAGGAAAACGTATTACTTAACTTGATGAATCGTCGTTATGAAGGTACTCCTTCAGCTGGTGCTGTTAAGGTTCCAGTACGCGACACAGAGGTATCAGTAGGCGATTACAACAAGGCTACAGGTAAAGCTTTAGCAATCGGATCAACAACTTATAAGACTATCACTATCAACAACGACATCGCAGTGAACGAAATCATCGATGGTTACGATGCTGCAGCAGTTCCGGATGGATTAGTAGCAGAAAGATTAGACTCTGCCGGTTATTCTTTAGCTCATACTATCGATACAGCTATCGCGACTATGCTGACCACTACTGGCAAGTACACTGCTGAATCTTCAACAACTGCATCCACTGCAGCAACGATCTACAAGAACATCGTCGGCTCTATCAAGAGAGCTAAGAAGGCTGGTGTACCTAAATCTGCCATGTGGGTAGTAGTAACTGCCGATACTATGGAACTGTTGGAAACTGCTGATTTATTAACTCATTCATCTACTCAGGGTGATGCAGTAATCACTAATGGATTTGCTGGACGTTTAAACGGCGTACCTGTATACGAATCTTTGAACGGCGTATTAGAAACCGCAAACGTTGAATACATTGTCGGCAACGTTGAATTCGCTCACTATATTTCTGAGTTTGTTGTACCGGTTCGGATTAATAATCTGACAAACGAATATATCGGATCAAGTGCAGTACAGGGCCGTGTAGCAGGTGGCGGAGAAGTATCACGTCCGAACACTATCATCGTTAAGAAAAAAGCATCCTAATAAGGGGGTGGATTAAATGACCGCTTACGCAACAATAAGCGACATTAACACTCTGTGGAAAAGAACGTTAAGCGAGAGCGAAGAACCTAAAGCTGAGGCGCTGATTACAAGCGTCTCGGCTCAACTTCGATATGAGGCGGAGAAAGTCGGCAAAGACCTTGATGCTATGATATCGAACAACCCTGATATCGGAATCATTGCCAAAGATATCACGGTGGCTGTTGTCGGCCGATATCTCGACGATAACACGACGGGCCCGGCAATGTCTCAAATGTCTCAGTCAGCAGGAGGCTACTCTGTATCCGGAACCTACTTAGTTCCAGGTGGAGGCTTATTTATTAAAAAAGCCGAACTGGCAAGGCTCGGACTCAAGCGGCAACAGATGAGGCTGATTGATTATGACTACTCTGATTAACGGAATTGATGTTGTTCTTTGGTCTGAAGCTCAAACTGGCGTGGATGCTTTCAATGCTCCTGTGTACAGCGTCGAGCCGATTACGGTTTCGAATGTACTTGTAACACCTGTTAACGCTAGTGAGATTACTGATAGTACACGTCTTTACGGCAAACAGGCGGTTTATGAGTTATCTATCCCTAAGGGCGATTTGCATGAATGGGAAAATAAAAAAATCTCTTTTTTCGGCGAGGACTGGATCACTATCGGCTATTGTCGAGAATGGATTGAATCCAATGTTCCGCTTGATTGGAACAAAAAGATACAGGTGGCACGATATGGCTAAAAAAGTTGAAATAGTTCTAAACTCTTCAGGTATCAGAGAGTTACTCCATGAAGTCGGCAGTACTGTCTGCATGGAGAAAGCCAATCAAGTAGCTGGAGCCTGCGGAGATGGATTTGTCGCCGAAACGGGCAAGTCAGGGAGCCGTACATGGGGAACTGTCAAAGCTACATCAATTCACGCCATGAACAGGAACTTGAAATATAACGTTGTTGAGAAAGCAATCGGAGGGATGAAATGATCACATCAATCGAAGAAAAAGTCATTAAATACCTGTCCGATAATTTACAGGTTCCTGTATATGCCGAAGTTCCAAAAGAAAAGCCTACAAGGTTCCTCACGATCGAACGAACAGGAAGAGCTGTTATCGACCATATCAAGCAGGCAAATATTGCCATCCAGTGCTGGTCAAGTATAAGCCTGGTAGATGCATCTACGCTTTGCGATTTGGTCGAGTCCGTTATGGATGAATATGCCCTGGACAACTCAATCGTTAGGTGTTCGCTCGAAAACTCGTATAATTTCACAGATGTATCAACAAAGACATACCGCTATCAAGCGGTTTTTAATATTGTTTACTACTAAACAGAAAGGAAAAAAATTATGCCTGACACAAATCAAAATACAGTTACTAACGTATCGGCTGGTAAGCCTAAAGTTTTAGGGGCGATCTATCATGCTCCGCTCGGAACGGCTTTACCGACAACAGTATCCGCAGCTTTAAATGCATCGTTTGCGTGCGTCGGATATATTTCCGAAGATGGCGTAACAAACTCCAATTCAGCAGAATCCGAAAGCTTGAAGGCTTGGGGTGGCGATATCGTAATGGTATCGCAGACCGAGAAGAATGATACTTTCGCATTCAAGATGATTGAAGCAAAGAATATTGAAGCATTGAAAGCCGTATATGGTGCTGCAAATGTTAGCGGAACGCTCTCGGAAGGTGTTACCGTTAAATCCAATTCGAAACAAAACCCAGCAGAAGCTTGGATTATCGATATTGCTATGAGTGAGAATGCATTCAAGCGTATCGTAATTCCTAACGCAATGTTAACAGAGTTGGAGGACATCGTTTATAACGATTCTGAAGCAATCGGCTACGGCGTAACGCTGAGCGCTCTGCCTTACTCTGGATTCGACGGAGATACTCACAGAGAATACATTCAGACAGTATCAGCATAAGGAGGTAGCATATGATCAAGGGAACCACAGACAGCGGATTTGAATTTGAAACAAATGAAAACATCGTTAAAGATTTCTTATTCGTAAAAGCGTATCGCATGACAAACCACAAAGACCCTTACAAGCAGATTGACGGCTTTACCGATATGGTCAGCCTGTTATTAGGTGACTTAGAAGAAGATTATTATAAATATCTTCGAGACCATTTTGACGGTATCGTGCCGATTGACGTACTCGGGAAAGATGTTGGAAGCATTATCCACGCAATCGAAGAACATTCCGAATCCGCAAAAAAGTAGTTACCTTGGCCACGATGCTAAGCGTGGATGAGGATGCTCTCATCTGTGACTTTGCTGAAACGTATCATATCCTCGACTTGTACAGCTTGCCTATTGATTTGGCGGCTGTACTGGCCTGTGGACTAAGGGAAGATTCGAGGATAAAAATGAAAATATCAGGTATATCCTTTCCGCTAAGAACCTTATTCTTGGCGGCGGTTATGGATAATACCGCATGGCTTAAGTGGGCGAAGACTAAGGACGCCGAAAAAGGCGTTAATCAGCCCGAAAGCGTCTTTAATCAGTTACTCAAACCACAGGAAAGAAAAAAGACTTTCTTGTCTGGCGAAGATTTTGAGACCGCTAAAGCCGAATTTGATAAAAAAATAAGACTATTAGGAAGGGAGTAATATATGAGCGATATAGCTAAGGCTTATGTGCAGATAATTCCTTCCGCAGAAGGGATAAAAGGCAAACTAGAAAGTGCGATTTCGGGAGAAGCTACCGGAGCAGGGAATACCGCTGGCGGTCTTCTTGGCTCTGGCTTGCTTAGTACTCTATCCTCCGTTTTTTCTATTGCCGCAGTCGGCAAAATATTAAAAGACGCACTTGATCAGGGCGCTCAATTGGAGCAATCGATTGGAGGTGTCGAAACTCTATTTAAGGATAACGCCGATACAGTTACACGATACGCACAAGAGGCGTTTCGAACGACAGGCTTATCCGCTAACGATTACATGCAGAATGTAACGTCATTCAGTGCATCGCTTCTCCAGTCACTGGGAGGAGATACAGCCAAAGCCGCCGAAGTTGCTAACATGGCAATGATTGACATGGCGGATAACTCCAATAAGATGGGCACATCCATGGAAAGCATTCAGAACGCTTACCAGGGCTTTGCAAAGCAGAATTATACAATGCTCGATAACCTCAAATTGGGTTACGGCGGCACGAAGTCCGAGATGGAGAGACTGTTAGCAGATGCCGAAAAGCTGACTGGCGTTAAATACGATATCAATAATTTATCGGATGTATACAGTGCTATTCATGCGATTCAAGAGAATTTAGACATTACAGGAACGACAGCAAAAGAAGCGTCAAGCACGCTTTCAGGTTCGTTCAATTCTGTTAAGGCAAGCCTTCAAAATGTTGCCGGTTATCTAGCAACAGGTATGGATGTTACTCCAGCAATGGAGGGATTGCTCGAATCGACAGTCAACTTCCTAACGAACTTGGGCGGTATGCTGTTTAACATCGTTTCTGGACTGGCTCAGAGCTTAGTTCCGTTTATTATTTCTTTAGCGCCGATGATAAGCGAGGGGCTCAATCAGCTGATTAACGAGGCTTTCGCATTTGTGACAGGTGGAGGATTTGCCCAGGCTTTACAGGCTGGCGTTGACATGATCACGCAGTTTGTTAACGGCATTTGGCAGAATCTGCCGGCAATCATTACAAGTGCGTTTGATATGGTTACGCAGTGGCTTGCTACACTTATGGCGGCCGCACCACAGTTTATGTCGGCAGCTGGACAGCTCATTCTAAACCTTGTTCAAGGTATCATCACAAACTTACCTGCTACTGTATCAGCTATCGTATCGGGCGCAATCGGCATGATTACAACACTGGCGAGCTACCTTCCGCAGTTCTTGACTGCAGGTATTGAGTTTGTTGGACAGGTCGCCGCCGGTTTGATTGATGCGATTCCTGATTTATTATCAAGCGCTGGTCAAGTCGCCCAGGACGCATGGAATAAATTCAAGGAGACCGACTGGATCGGGCTTGGTTCGGATATTATTGCAGGCATTTGTAGCGGTATTGCGAGCGCTGCAGGTAACTTATTTAACAGCTTGAAGAATTTGGCTTCTAATGCTTTGGAAGCTGCGAAGAGCGCATTAAATATCAACTCACCTTCGAAGGTTTTCCGTGATATTGTAGGCCGTGGAATTTCCGAAGGTATCGCAGCAGGCATCGACATGTATTCAGATATGCCTATTACATCGGTACGCCGAACGGTCGCATCCGTAACAAACGCAGGAGCCGAAGCTGTACCATCTGGATATAGCACGGGTGCTGATATGGTATCGGCTGTATACAATGCAGTTCGTGAAGGTATGGAAGAGGCGAACGTAGTCGTATCTATGAACGAACGTGAACTTGGACGTATGGTCCGAGATGATTTGGGGGTAGCTTTAGGATGATACTCAATAAATACCAGGTTAAATATGTGTCTGCTACAGGCAAGGAAATTGACCTAACAAACATGTACGTTCGAATGATTAAGGCGAGCCTCCACAAATACAAGTGGACAATGGATTCTACTGAATTGACATACGGCATAGCCGTTGACCAATTCCGAAAGAAGCCCATCGAGTACTCTTTAGAAGTATCGATTATCGGAAGCTTCGAAAAGCGTGAATCCATCCTTGAAGAGATGAACAACATCTTTGAAGAGGATATCGTTAACAATACACCTGGAGCGCTTTGGTTTAATTCATCCTATATCGAGTGCTTTATTACGGAGGCAGAAGTTAAGGCCTCTGACGTTCCGAGCGCTACACGAAAGACTTTAAAAGTGTATTGCCCTTATCCGTTCTGGATTCAGGAGCAATATGTAGAGTTTGAGGCATCTCAAAGCACTGTTACCGGTTCGAAACAGTATCGGTATAGATACTCTTATCAATACGGTCAATCTCAGCGATTGAGCACGCTAATCGATACAGGGCACTATGCACCGAGTGAGTTCACGTTAACGGCATACGGTCCAACGACAAGCCTAAACGTTACAATAGACGACCATCCTTATGAGGTGGAATATCCGATTTATGAGGGTGAGCGTATGGTTATAGATTCACGTTCTACCGCTCCAACGGATAGACGTGTATATGTAATTCATACCGACGGAAGTGTATCAAATGTATTTAACTGGCGAAGTGCAGAGTATTCGGTATTTAAGAAGATACCGGCAGGAAAATCGACACTAGCCTATAACGGCGGACACGCACTTAAATTGACAATTTACAAAGAAAGGAGCGAACCTGTATGGAGCTAATCTTATTTGACGAAAATCTACAGGAAATCGCTCCTGTTTATATTAATGCAGATTTCGAAGTCGGCGACGCTGATACATACAATAACTTTGAGATCAAAACCCCGGGGCTGAATGCATACGGCCTTTATGTCCCCGGAACAGAATTCGGCGGAGTATTCGAATATACAAAGTTAACCTCTAACGTCATTACAAAGACGCTTAGAGGATGGTGTTGGAGAGGCCTGTTAACGCAGGCTATCATTATTCCGGATGCAGGTAACGATTACAAGATTGTGTCAGGTGATGCGAATGCCGTTATCAAAAATATCTGTAAGGACCTCTTCGGAGGTTTCTTTTCTTTTCCAGACACAACATCCGGATGTACCATTTCAAACTATCAGTTTCCTTTATACGTAAACGTATTGACTGGATTGATGGATATGTTAAAGGCTTATAATTATCGGTTAAAGATAACGGCGGATAGAGATGCACCTGGGGGACATATCAAAGTATTCCTTGAGGCGGTTCCTGCAGCCGATATCCAATCAGACTTCGACGAAGATTCAAGGTTGAATATGACTATTACAGCTAACGGCATGGGAATCAATCATCTTGTAGCAATGGGACAGGGTGAATTGCAGAATCGGCAGAGGGCTGACCTGTATATTGACGCAAACGGGAAAGTATCCAGGACTAAATACTACACTGGATTTGAAGAGCGAATCGGCTATTTTGATTACACATCTGCTCAATCTGAACAGGATCTAATTGATAAAGGAACATCTAACCTGTTAGAAAGATGCTCGACAAAAACAATGAAGGTAACGGCTTCCGATATTGAAATGGAAGTCGGGGACTTTGTAACAGGTCGGGCTATGTCTATGGGAATATCGATACATTCGCCGATTTACAAAAAGAAATTAAAAATAACAAGAGCTGGCTCATCCGTTGAGTACAGCGTGAAAGGAGAATAATATGGCTGTTGCAGACTACATGGTAGCAGATACTCGATATGTTTCGGCCACACAGGATCGCGACTTTTATGCCGGTATAATCGGCAAGAATAGAGTCGTTCTTGATGTGGGTAGCAAGTTAGCGTACCGTGTCGAATCGAACACTGAAATCCAAGTATTAGACGGTGTACTTGTATCTGGTGGCGGTCGCCTACAGATTAACGCCAACGATTACGAGAGCTTCGCGATTCCGACAGGCACAAGCGGAGTAACTGCATACTTTATTATCGGCTATACAGTATACAGTGATGGTCGTGACTGCGAGACGTTTGTACAAAGTGTATCCAGCGCTTCGGCTACGATTACCGAGGCGGATATTCGTGCAGGGGCTTCCTCTTCAAAAATCAGCCTTTACAGAGTTGTCCAAAATGGTACGACTATCTCAAGTGTAACACCGCTGTTCACTCAGCTTTCTAATCTACAAACCATTGCGACAAATATATATCCTGTCGGTACTGTCTTCAAGACTTCGCAGAACACAAATCCGTCGACATTGATGGGCGGTACATGGTCAAGGGTTGCGACTTGGGAAACTTTGAGCGTAAGCGGTTCGGCTGTTGTAGACGTAAGTAACGGAAGGTCTAGAGTTCACACAGAGGCACAGATTAAATCTCTATTTAATGCGAAATATGGATTTACGCCGACATTAAAGGCTAGAGATGCGAACAACGCGGAATATACCGATTGCAGTGCTATCTATACAAACGGCGATTTAGGAGAGCCTAACTTTATGCTTTCGTCAGCACATAATAATGCTAATCAGTCTTATTACGTTTTGTGCTCTGGAGATGGCGGTCTGCGTGTTGATTTTACATACATCACACACAGAGTCGTTTATGAATGGAGGAGAACTGCATAATGCCATCGATCGAAAGAAAGATAACAGTTATCGAGCCTTCATACATTAAGCCGATTCATATCGTGCAAGGCTCAAACATGCAGGATATTCTGATCACAATCACGGATTGGAATATCCCGTCTGACTCTACTCTATACTGGCAGATTGCTCAGGGAGATATCGGAGAGTATAACATCGCAGCTCTTGACGGTAACACTGTCATTATCCAGCCGTATACTTCAACCTTTAAATGTGTCGGAGAGAACTATTTACAGGTGCGAATCGAAAGAGAAGGTAAAGTCCTTATCTCGTTCGAGACTCCTGTATATGTAGAACCTGACAGAGTTACTACACCAACGGAAGGAAGTAACTCGGATGTAATCAAAGTGTTGGTTGATCAATACGTTGATGAGGCAACAGAAGACTTGATTGATCAAGTCGAGACAGAAGTGCAGCGTGTTATTGCGACTATTCCAAGCGATTACACGGCACTGTCAAATAAGGTTGACTATAACGCTGTACAAGCTGACTCAGATACGCAAATGAATGACAGTCAGTTAGTTATTCCTTGCGACGATTCTTACGAAGCGACAATCGGGACTGATGGCTACGTTAGAAAGTATAAAAGGCTAATGATGGTGAACGGTACATTAGCATCTACTCAATGTCGCTGTGCCATTTATGGAGCTTATAAGGGGTTCTCGTCATCTGCGCCAACTTATGAAAGATTGCCCGATTGGTATCATGATCCGTGTGATTTATTTGTGATTGGGCACAGGTATTTATTTGAGTATAAACTGATAAGCGGAAGCATCGACCGAGGAGCGATTACAGACAATTTCATTTTTGAAGTTAGAAAAAAAGATGGTGAATATGTTCAAATAGGGCACGACCTCGCACTTTATAACACGTGGGAATGCACATTTGTACCTGAGTATGTCGGATTCACATTAAGGAATTTTACGTACAATGATGCAGTAATAGGATTGCAAATTGTGGACTTAGACTTATTGAATGAAGATGTATATACTTCGATATATGAGGATACGGTGTCACAAAAGCTCCATATCGCAAGCTCTTTTTATGCGGTTGGTGAAGAAATTCCCGCAACTAAAACACAGTATAAATACTTAATGGCTGACGGCGACAAGGATATATCTACGCAATATCCGACCTGGTATGTTACTGCCGAAATAGATGTAGAGCCTTGCACAGTCTATTATATTACGGCATCGGCGCGATCGGCAGACCATAGAGCGTATGCTATATATGATGTTGATGGAAAAGAAATAACAGAGGTGCACGCCACCGCATGGAATGATATTAAGTCATTTGATAAACAAATGATATACACGCCATACAGGGCCAAAAAAATCCGGTTAGCATCTATTTACGGAGATTCTCAATTAGCTATTTATTCAGCGGTTGAAAAAGAACCGACAGCTGAGTGGTTCGGAAAAAAATGGGCATGCATGGGTGATAGCTTAACAGAAGAAAATAGCAGAGCAACAAAGCACTATCATGATTACATTTCGGAAGATACAGGAATAACTGTAATTAATCTCGGAAAGAGCGGAACAGGGTACATGAAACCGTATAACGACAATCTACCTTTCTACCAAAGGGTTGATACTATTCCGACCGATAGCGATGTAATCACTATATTCGGAAGTGGCAACGATTTATCATTAACGCTTGGAGAGGTAACAGATACAGGAACCACTACTATCTGCGGTTGTATTAACAATACTATCGATTCAATCAGAAGCAGAATTGTAGGAGCGAATATCGGGATCATTACTCCGACACCTTGGGTAGCGTATCCAACCGAAAGCGTTGGCAACAAAATGGATTTATATGCGAATGCGATTGTCGAGATTTGCAAGCGCAAAGGTGTGCCTTGCCTTGATTTGTATCATTGTTCTAATATGTTGCCTTGGGAAGAAGCGTTTAGAGCAAAGTATTACAAGCACGATGACGGCAACGGTGTGCATCCAGACGAAGATGGCCATCTGTACTTTTCGCCGAAAATTAAGGCGTTTGTAAAAACTTTGTTAATGTGAGGTGTAGCTTATGACAACTAGAGGAGATACTACTTCATACATCTGTCAATTTGCAGATGATTTCGATATGGCAACCGTGACAAGTGCAGTACTTGCCGTATCGGTATACGGCACACAAGGTATAGTCAAATATACAGATTGCACAATCGATATTGCGAATAAGCAAATCAGACGCACATTTACACAAGAGGAATCATTGGCATTGAACGGAACTGTATTGATGGAGCTTGTAATCATGCAAGGCGATGTTCGTACATCTGTCAGCAAGGTAAAGGCAAGCATTAATCAAACTCTTGTTAAAGAGGTGATTGAATGAGCGAGATAAAAGTAACGGCTCATTTCTCGGACGGAATTAAAGCAACAGGAAGCCTCGGCAAAGTCGTCGAGGTTCCTGTCAGCATTGAACCGTATACAGGTGACTATAATATCAGCGTAACGGATTCGGATGTGATTATTCCCATCAAAGACAAGATGGCATCTGATAATATTACAATCCATCAAGGACGTGCGGAAGTTCCGACTTATCAAGGTCAGAGCACTTTTACAGTTACGGACGCTGATATCACTGTACAGTCAAAAGGATTCAAATTCGATGAGAATCTAACGATTAAACAGGGCAGAGCTGAAGTTCCAAACTATACAGGACTGTATTCTGTCAAAGTTAACAACACTCAGACACTTCCGACAAGCGGAAAGAAAATGACACAAGATTTAATGCTTTCGACTGATGGAATCATCCCGACTGGAACATTAAATATCACCACGAACGGCGCGCACAACGTGACAAACTACGCAAACGCAAGTGTGAACGTTCCTTCGGTTGCTCCAGCGCTTGGGACAAAAACAATCACCGAAAACGGTACATATAGTGCCTCTGATGATGCGTTAGATGGATACTCAAGTGTTACTGTTGACGTTGATAGTGGTGGCGGAGGGTACTCCTTAGAGGATATAGCTTTAGGAGCAGAACCAAGTGGTGAGATTGAGATTAGCGACAGTGTAAGCACATTAAGGGATGGTGTTTTCCAAAAAACCAATATAACCTCAGTGACTTGGAATGCTACTATTATGAGAGGGCTGTACCCGTTTCAAAATTCTGAATTACAATCTTTTTCTGCGCCTTATGCAACAGAGGCAAGAGGTAAAATACTCTGTAATTGCCAAAAATTGACAGATGTTAGCCTGCCACAACTACAAGATATCGTTTCAGACCAGTTTATTGAAAATACTAAAATAACACAGTTAGTGCTTCCATCCATGACTGGAGCAATTTATGCGAGAGCATTTCGTTATAACAGATTATTAAAAATAGCCGATTTAGGAGAGACAACACAACTGCAAGCCAATGCTTTTTTAGAATGTAATGTTCTCGATACTGTGATTTTGAGAAAGTCAGATGCTATTTGTACTCTTCAAAATGTAAATACATTCAATGGTACACCTTTCGCAAGTGGTAAAGCAGGTGGAGAGATATATGTACCATCAGCGTTAATCGACACTTATAAGGCTGCAGCAAACTGGAGCACTCTGGACGGTTACGGAACTGTAACTTGGAAAGCAATTGAAGGAAGTATTTATGAGCATGCATATGCTGATGGAACTCCGATTGCTTAATATAAAACAGGAGATAAATAATGGAAATTCAAGATATACAATTTACTTCGAATTACTGGGTGATTCTCTTACCAGTAATTGCAATGGCCGGTGACTTTGTCACCGGCTATTTAAATGCCTGGATACATCATGATATCCAGTCGTCAAAGATGCGCGTTGGCGCAGCACATAAAGGCGCTGAATTACTTGCGCTGGTACTTGTGTGGTGTGTGCAATTGGCAATCGTACTACCGGTAGATATTACTGCAGTAATGGCGTCATACCTTGTATTCATGGAATTCAACTCGATTATGGAGAACTTGGACAAGATGGGAGTGCCTGTCCCGTCTTTCTTTAAAAAGCGAGTGAATAATGCTCTTGAAGAATTCGACAAAAAAGAGGGATAAACGTGGGATTTCAAGAATTCAGAACAGGAACTTTGGGACGTTATATCGATGTAGACGGTTACTATGGCGCTCAGTGTTGGGACGAGTATGCGAAGTATTGTCAGCACTTAGGCGTACCGTTTGCGAATTGCACCACGACAGGCTACGTTATGGACATCTGGAACAATCGAGCATCTAATGGAATGCTTAAATACTTTGACGAGATCAAATTCGATTTATGTAAACCAGGGGACGTTATCGTGTTCCAACCTCGAGGTCAGACACCACTCAGTCACATCGGCATTTGTGCATCGACTAACCACGCTGGACAGGTGTTAGTACTTGGTCAGAATCAAGGCAATGGTGGAGCTGTGTGCGAGGTATGGCTACCATTGCCTTGATTC